ATATTGCTATTGATTCTTTCGAGGGTCAAGGGGATTCATACAAGCCAAGAGAATCTTCAGATATTGTTATATGTGCCAATGGGTTTGAAGAATTTAGAGGTACATTAAAAGAATTAGTAGCAATGTTAAACAAAAAATAGGAGGTTATATGTATTACGAAGAAAAACTAATTGATGGTATACTTTGTTACAGATGCACACCAAAAGGAGATTGGACTAAATTCTCTATTGAATCATTGTCTGAACGTGCCTATAATGATAGACAAAAATTAAAAACATTAAGAAAATGTGTTATGGAAATGAACACAACATTGGAAAAATAATTTTCATTTTTATATTAAAATATTTGCACATGTCAATTATTTTACTTACCTTTGTACTATCAATTTAAAACAACAATTTTATGAAACAATTATTTAGAAATTCAACACACACACAAAGCAGAAGCCACGATTGTTTAATTGCTGAAATTAAAGGTAAAAAAATTAAAGTTACCTATGAGGCATATAATGCAGTGGAAAGGTGTAATACAGAGTTTTTTGATGGTGATAAATGGAATCATATTTTGTCAATGTTAGATATGGGTATTGAACCAAACACTTCTGCTTACAATGTTTGGGATGAAAACAAACGTAAAAATAGGGCTGACGAATTATTCAAAAAAGCTGAAACTCTGTGCAACAGTATTCTTTAAATGTTGCCAATTATAGTATATAATAATTAAATTTTTCAAATTATTTTCATTTACCTATTGCACATGTCAATTATTTTACTTACCTTTGTACCATAGTTAAACAATTAAAACAAATAACAAATGGAATTAGAACTTAAAATTTATGGTGCGTTATGTGCCACAAGCGTTTTTACTATAAATGGTATAGATGCCCACTATGAAGATTTTGGTGAAAAATATGATAGAGATTCAGAAAACGCAGAAGATTACGCTTGTGGTAATATGCAATTTACTGGAAACCCATCAACAACCGAAATTTTATAAAGACGGAGCGTAAAACCAAATCATCTTTAGTGGTTTGGATGTAAGCGACAAAATTTGTATATTTGCATTGTCAGTATAAGACATTAAAACCTCGTAAGGGACTTGCGAGTACACGAGCGGAGCAAAAATAAGACTTCTAACTTCTTCGGAAGCAGTAAGCACAAGCTATGAAACTCGAAGCCCATCCCATCGCTTTAGCGTGGGTGGGTAGTTCACATTAAATGGCGATTAATTTTATTATTAATCGCTCTTTTTTTCAAAAAAAATACCTAACTTTGTAGTGACAAATAAATGTCACACTTTTTATAATAAAATAATAATAATTTTTAAAACTTTAATTTTTTTATGAGTGAAACAAAATTCAGCACTAACATGAGTGCAAATTCGATTGCCAAACAGTATGAAAAGGAAACAACAAGTGCTTTTAGCAAACCAACATCTGAAAACACTTTTGATGTTAAAAACTACCTACAAGTTACGTTAGACAAAAACGAACAAGAGAAAACTCTAACTATTCGCTTATTACCATTTACAAAAGATTCTGAAACCCCATTTGAGAAAGTCTATGCCCACTTAATTAAAGTAGACAAGGAAGTACAAGCAAACGGTTGGAAAAGATTAATTTGTCCCCACAAAAACAAGCCTAATGAACCATTGGAAAAATGTCCATTTTGTTCAACAGCAGCAGAAGCTAAAAAATTGAAATATGCATCTTCTTCTCAAGTAGAGAAGGATAAATATTACGAAATTGAAAAGGCTAATAACGCTAGTGAAATGTGGATTGTTCGTTGTATTGAACGTGGTCACGAAGAAGATGGACCTAAATTTTGGATGTTTAGCCATCAAGGTAAAAAACGTGATGGTATCTATGACAAAATGATAGCACTCAACGATTCAAGACGTAAAAAAGACCCAAATTACAGTATTTTTGATTTAAATGTTGGTAAAGATTTGGATATTACTATTAAACGAACGGTTGATAAAAAATTATCAATAACTATTACCGATAACGATGAAAGAACTGCGTTAACTGATGACATTGCAACAGGTGTTAAATGGATAGAAGATTCTAAAACATGGCAAGACGTATTCAAGGTCAAACGATACGAATACATGGAGATTTTAATCAATGGTGGTGTTCCAATATACGATAAGGAACAAAAGTGTTATATCGATAAAAAAGATAAAAAAGAACAAGAATCAACAGAAGACGATTCACTAGTACCTAATAGATATGAAGAACTACCACAAGAACAAAGTGTTGTAAACAATATAACACCAAGCCCTAATGAAACAGACGAATTACCATTTTAAACATATAGATAAATGGCAAAATTAAGATTTAAATATGGTTGTATGAATAGCTCTAAAACGCTTAATTTATTAACAACCGCATATAATTTCGAAGAAAAAAATATACCATTTTTAGTCCTAAAACCTTCAATAGATACCAGAGATGGAGAAAATACAGTTAAATCCAGAGCTGGTATTGAAAGGGAGTGTGTTTCAGTAACTCCAGAAATGGACATTTATGATGCAATTAATAAATATAACGTAATTTTAGAAACAGCATTTTCAAAATTAGAATGGGTATTAATTGATGAAGTACAATTTTTAACAAATGAACAAATAAATCAATTATCAGATGTTGTTGATTTTTTGAATATTGAAGTTATGTGCTATGGTTTAAGAACCGATTTCAAATCTGAAATGTTCCCAGCATCTAAAAGATTGTTTGAATTGGCGGATGAAATCGAAGAAGTAAAATCGAGATGTTCTTGTGGTAAAAAAACAATCATCAATGTTAGAATTAACGAAGATGGTGATATAATTACAACTGGAGAACAAGTAATGATTGGCGGAGAAGAAAAATATATCGCCCTATGTAGAAAATGCTGGAAGAAATTAACTAAAAATACTAATTTTAATTAAATTTAATTTATGAAACAACCTGTAAAAAAGAAAACATTTACAAAACCAAGTATTGGAGATATTAAATCAAAAATGGGTTTAACTGTTGAATCAGTACAAGACTACGCAAAATCAAGTGCCGATAAACCAATGGCTTTTATTCCAATGCCCGAAGCTTTTAGTGAAGCGGTTAAACTTCCAGGTATTCCAATGGGGTATCTATCATTAGTAAGTGGTTGGTCAAATACTGGTAAATCAACTATCAAAAATAGTTTAATTGCTAGTTGTATTAATAACGGTATTCTACCAGTCATTTATGAGACAGAAACTTCTTTTGACTTTAAATATGCAATTGATTGTGGCATGAAAGCAACACCAATATATGGTGATGTTGAAATTGAAAGGATAAATATGGAAACTGGTGAAGTAACATACGAAACCGAAAATAGAATTATTAACTATGAAGGTGATTTCATATACTTCGACCACACTATCTTAGCCGAGCTGTATGGAGATAACGACTATTCTTCTGGTAAGAAGGTTTCAAAGAAGAGAAAAGTGGCTGTAATCGAAGATATTGCTTATTCTATGAATGATATTTTGGATATGCAAGATAATGGAGATATTCAGCAACCAATTTGTTTCATATGGGACTCTATTGGTTCGATTCCATCATATAAATCTTTTACTTCAAAATCAGGTAATAACATGTTTGATGCTGGTGCTTTATCGGTAGCATTTAATACTGTTATTAATAATAGAATCCCATCATCAAGAAAAATTAGTGCACCTTATTTTAATACCATGTTGTGTGTAAATAAAATATGGAATGACAGTATGAATAGTATGGGCGGTGTACCAAGTATTGAATTGAAAGGTGGTAAATCATTTTTCTATGGTGCTCGTTTAATTTTGCATGTTGGTGGTTTAGCTAAATCAGCAATTAAAAAACTTAATGCGACAGCTGGAGGTCAAACTTACAACTATGGTATTATAAGTAAAATACGTGTTACTAAAAACCAATTACCAAGTCCTTATAACGTAACATACGAAGGTGAAATTGCGTGTGTACACAATGGACTATGTGTTCCTAGTAAGATTGAAGAATATAAAAAAGAATATATGAAAGATATTCTTAAACGTATTAAAGAAATTGGTGATATTGGTAATGAGACTAATATTGATTTTAATGAAACGGAAGCTGTTGAGGATTAATGTTTAAAAAATATTCAAATAATGAATTTGTAGAAAAAGTAAACCAGATAAATCAAACTATTGATTTGTCTGGTTTTAATTATATTAATAGCAAGATAAAGGGTGGTTATTAAATGATAAAAACGTAAATAATTCATATTTAATATGTTGGATTAATAAAGCAAAAACAGATAACTTAACAGAAGTTAGTGATATTCAAGAAGTTGAAATTGCTTTTATAAAAAAAGAAAAAATAATTCAATATTTGGTTGAAATTGGATGGAATAAAGATAAATTAATAAAGAAGTCAAAACGAATATTAATCAATAACTCTGAGCCATTAGGTAACTTAAATATTAATAAATGTCGATTTCACTATTCTCAACAATTAGTTGAAAAACCAGTTAATGTTTTGATTAATAGAAACGTAATTATTTCCATTTCAGAATATTCAGAAATAATCAAAAAAAGTCAATAAAAATGGTGTTTTTTGAAATAAATTTATTTATCTTTGTGGTGTTAAACACAGTAAACCAAAAATCTAAACAAATTTGAACTTTTTTGTAAAAATAATTAAATAAAAATGTTAAAAGCAGTAAAAATTAGATTATATCCGAATAAAACACAAGAAACACAAATAAAT